TAATATCATCCAAGTTAACTGAAGATACTACTGGTTCCTCATATGGAGGAACTGTAAAATCAACATCACTAAAATCATACACAGTATTCTCACCACCTGCAATAGTGATAAAGTCATCACTTTCAGAAGTATTAATACTAACCTTATCAAAATTACTGGTATCCACAGTAAAAACATTAGTATCAGCAGAAGCTGTGGACCATCCTACAACAAGGTCATCATCAATGTGGTCGGTCTTACAAGGGCTCATTTCATCATCTCCATAAATTTCATCGTAAAGTAAACTCCATGCATTAATCATAGCAGAACAAGAAGTCGTTTACAAGACGATCTGCTTTATCTGCTCCAAACTTACCAGCAAGAAATCCTCCCACTGGATCAAGTTTGGTCATGTAAGCATCAAAGTCTTTGTAAACACTGGTGTCATTTCCAGACGGTTTTTCTAATTCTAACATATTTTTGTACTTAGTCAAGTATTTGATAAACATATCCAAATGATCATTTACTTCTGACGGAGTACAATATCTAATGTAGATATTTTCTGAGAAATGATTACCTGGTTCAAAGAACCTATAGTCACCTTCATGTTTGGGTAGTCCATCAACAGAGAACAAATAGTTTTCTTTTGGATGTTGAAAGTCAAATACTATAATGATTTTCTTGGGAGAGAACTTCATTAAGTCCATACCAAAACAGGGGAGATTACTTCCAGTCTTTGGATAGGCTATGCAATTAAAGATGTCAACATTCTTACCATCAGAGATATCCACCTGTCTTGACTTAAGTAAGTAAGGATGCGAATGATCTATCGCATTTAAGGATGTTCCCTTTGCTTGCCATGATGCCCATAAGTTTTCAATCTTACAGGGCAACATGGAACGGTAGGTGCTAATATACTCTTGCCAAATAGTCACTACACTTCCTCTTGAGGTAATTCTACATCAGCATCTACCTTGTCATAAAGTTCAAGGAATGCTTGCTTAGTCTCATCATCGAAACGATTTAAGCAAAGTTGAATTAGGTTTAGTTGATGATTATAATACAAGAATAGATAAAGC